CTTGAGGATAGTAGTTCTTGATAGCTGTAGTATATTGCTACATCACTGTCAAGAGTCGGTGACAGATTTCTGTCATCTTCTAAAGCTCTGATCCAACCTATACTAGGTCGATCTTGCACTTCTCTCATTGAGACTGGTAGATTAGTTATCAACTGATCATACCAATCTAAGAGAGTTCGAAGCGAAGTATCCTCAGACATAACCCATTCGACGAAATTTCGTCTTGTTGGTATAATGTAAGGAAACTTCACCAGCTTGTCTGTGTCCCGAAGAAGTTTGAGTAAAACACTCAAAGCTACTTGTTTGGAACTAGGACTGAGGTCGCTACCTAGGCCTTTGGCAACTTCGTTAACGTCGATGTTAACGATGCTGTTAAAGGCTGTGTAGAGCTTGTTTCCCAAGAAGGCCCTAATGGCATTGCCATTGGTACCTTTTAAGGTTACAATCAAAGGATCAGAACACGGTTTCCCGAATCCACCCAATAATTGGGGTACGGGTATCAACCGTTTAAGAGTGTTGGCCTCCTTTGGCCAGTACTTCTGAAGAATAAACTTCAGTTTCTTAACCTTAGGGCTCTTTCCGAGTGTACTATTGTATGTATGAAACATACTTGGTACATTACTCCAGTTTGATAAACTGGAACGGATTGCTCGAAGAGAATATGGAGTAATGTCTTTGCCATTTATGAACCATGCTTTCGCAAATTCACAAATGGTAACTCCAGGTGTCTTAGATAATCTAGATTTACTTAGATTTATAACACCGCCAATGTCTGTGATAATTTTCACATACATTTCCCCAGCTAGTTTATCAGTTATTACCATATCATCACCGATGATTGCGTAAAACTGTTTACTAGGGAGCCTTCTCTTATGTGCTAGCTTATAAGCAGCACGCACCACTATGTGGTGCAACAAAGCGAATGCTGCAAACGATGAGTAAAAACCCATCGGTTGCCCCACTGAATACCTTACGGTACCAGTCTTGCCAGACGGGAGGGTATACTTGAAATCACGGTTAGTTATTACATCTAACCATTGTGATCCAAGCATACCTGGCAATACGACATCAATGATCTTAGCCTGCAAATCAGCAGGCAGTCGATCAGTAGCTGCACTCATGTCATACGAGGCCATCCA